CCTTTCTATTTTTTATTTTACTTTCCAATTGTGGCAATTGCTTGACGCTTGCCGCTTGTGGCTTGTTGCTTGTAGCTCGTAACCCATCAAAAAATTTCTTTGTGCTCTTCAGGTATGAAGCCGGCAGCTGGCCATGGTCCATCGTGAACCATGGCAACAAGTCATTGTGATTACTTCCAGGCTTCTTCAAGAAGAGCTCCATTAGTTGACTTGTTTAAAACTTCCAAATATTCGGTTTGAGATAAACCAACCTGATCAGTCAAGAACGCGTGTTTTGCATTTTGCGTTCCCATCTTTGGGTCCAGCAGATATCGCACCGCCTTCTCCAGGATCTCTTTACGCTTGCTGCCGCCGGGCTGGTATTCTTTTTTTATTTCTTTCATATTTTCCTTTTTGTTAGATTAATAATATATCATAATATCCCATATATATGTATTTGTCAAGAACTTTTTTGTGTATAAGTATAAATAAACTTCTTGACACTTATGGGATTATATGATACACTTGGCAGGTGGTTGGGGTTGGCGTAGGGTATATAGGAAAAAAACAACACAACTATAGGTTGTGCGGCTTGCGGCTTGAAGCTTGGGCCAGACACAGTCTCAAGATGGACATATTTTACAACCCCAAAGTTTTAACTCCAGCCGTGGTTAACAGCCAGCCACTGTGTACTTGACCCCAGATCACTCAAGCAAGCTTTGGTTTAATGCCCGCGGGGCTCCCAGAGTGATCAGGGCTCAAGGGCCAAAGTTCAGAGGCTGATGTGTAAACCTATTACACAATTAAGACTAAAGTATGTCTCGACCACTGACTTGACCCCAGATCCAGCGTGTTTCACTTTAGGCTAATTTACACTGGATCAGGGCTCAAACTTGTAACTTGACCCCAGATCCACTGCACAGCGTAATCGAAGCACAGTTGGATCAGGGCTCAAGTTTAGAATTATTCTAAACAAGCATTTTTATAATCATTATTTATATGTTCAATTTCAGCTTTGTATTCTTCTTTATTAGTTGCTGAAGAATTAATTATATAATAATGTTCATCAATGTAATTTTCAGAAAGATAACCTTTTTTTATCTTTCTGTTTATTGCGTTTATTCTTTTATCTTTCCAATTCATAATAGTAATATAACACTTGACAATCTACTTGTCAAGGGATATTATGGGAATATATAAACACTAACAGAAAGAAAATATGTCAGCAAAAATAAGAATGAACACCGAATACAGAAATAAATTCTATAATAGAATTAAAGATGTATTTGAAAAAGAACAGACGCAAGAGCAACAAGCGTTTATGCAATCAAGAGAAGATTTTGATGTAGCACAAAAAACTACATTTGAATTAGCAAAGCAAGTTGTTGAAAGGTCATATCCTAAAGAAGATGTAGCCACTTTGCGTACATTTAAAAAGAAGTACGGACAACCCTGTGATGTAGTTGCAAAAGATAAATGCTTTTACTTTGCACATCAAGAAGATGTAAATGACGAGGGCGAAAAAGAAGAAACCAAATCACATTTTGATTTTGGTTTATATGGCAATCACAATGGCAACGAGTATTCAAGTGAAGACAGCGAACACTTTGCACACGCATATTTTAGAGAAGAACTAAAAGCCAAAGGTTGCAACCCAGATATCATAGCCCAACAATCAGGTAAGGATAGCAACCCACATAAAACAAAACATATTGATTTATGTAATAAAGCATTAGGCAAATCAACAAGTAGTTATGGTGGTAGTGATGATGACAACGGAATAGGTATAACTAAACAATACAATGATAGTTTCTATGCTGATGTTATTGGTACTTCTTATTGTAGAAGTCGTGCCATAGCTTGTACTAAAGATGAATATAATATCTTTTTACAATGGCGAAGTGCGAAAGCTAAAGTTGTAAGCACACATCAAACTTGGATTGATAGCATACAAAAACAATGCGACCAGTTAAAAATCGGATTGAAAGCATATCGTTATTTGAGTGAAGGTATTGAGTTAGCCAAAGAACTTGGAATAGAACTAGACGAGGCAGAATTAGTTAGAACTAATTCAACAGGGCTAACAATCTACAACCCTAGCAATCTTGCTAATATGATTAAAGGAATGAAGAATAAAAATCAGACTAGAGAAGATAAGATAAAAGCTAGAATAAACTATGAGGCACAAATAGCGACTAAATATTAACACTTGACAATATATGGGATATCATGTTATAATATCCCATATATTAACAATAACAAAAGGAAAACATGCACTTAATAATATCAAGATTAAAATTTAGAGTATCGGAAGACAGCTACTATGTAGAGTCGCAAGATAAAGATGAGGCGACAGCACAAAAAAAACTACAAGCATTAGAATTATTGAACACAGAGAATGATAAAACTTTTCATTTAGTGACAGTAATTTAGTACTTGACACATATGGGACATTATGTTATAATGTCCCATAACAACAGAAAGGAAAATATGCAAAACGAAACATTTCACATAACTTACTTTGCTAGAAAGCATAAGAAGTTTATAACTAGAAAAGGTCAATACAACAAACCTGACGGAACTGAGGGAAAATCATTTGTATCTAAAAATGGAAATCCTTGTTTAGTTTATTGGGACTTAGACGCAGACGGTTGGAGAATGGCGACAGGCGAGGCGAAAATTAGAATATGAACACATTATTATATATCGGTCTAGGGTTTATAACCCTAGGCTTTTTATTGTTTATCGTTGCAGTAATAATGGAACGACACTACGACAGAAAATTATGGGAACTGAAAGAGAGGAATAAATATAATGTCAGATTTTAAATGGTGTCATGGTCCGTCGTGTCACAAATCTAGAACACAGGACCGAGTGCGAGGAAGTAAAGGTAGCAAGGTCCTAAGAACTAGAAAAATAAAACAAGACATAGACCGAGAGTGGTATCACCCAGATCAAGTGTTTAATTATTTTTGCAGTCAAGGTTGTTTAATGGATTTTATGAGGGCTAATATAAATCGTATCGTTGCAATCGCACCACGACACACACCACTTGAAACACCGATCGAGGACCCTACAAAAAATACTGACCACCATTATTATTCAAGTTGGAATATAAAAGAAAGAGGAGTTGACACAGCAGAATAATTATGCTATAATATCCCATAAACAAAACGAAAGGAAAATATGAAAGCAAAAGAAGTAAACAAAACAATAGAAAGACTAGACAATCAGGACTGGGACAGAATGAAGAAACATATGGATGAAAAATTTCCTAATATGAAAGTTCCAAATATAGAAGACTTTAAAGAATTAGTTAAGCTCTATGGAATCATTCAATCATACAATGAGGGAAAGTTAAATTAAAACTTGATATATATGGGATACTATGTTATAGTATCCCATATAAACAGAAAGGAAATATGACTAAACAATTAAACTATGTGTACCCAAACAAACTACCATTCACATTGATGATGGATGGCAACGAACTAAAGACACAGCAACAGGAACTAACTAGAACTAACCCGTTCAGTAATGTTACTGTTAAACTACCAAGATACGCAGCAATGGTATACGATAAGATTAAGAAAGCAGAAGTAGAGGAAGACTATGATACAATGCAAAAAGGATTGGATTGGTTCAGCAGGAACTTTACTGACGCATATTATAAATTATTGGACTAGCATATTTTCCCAGATAGTCAATAGACTATCTGTCCAATATGGGTCGCGGCCCTAACGGGCCGCTACCTAGAATCATTCTAAAGTAGAACAACTACAGGTTGTGCGCCAGGGCGCCCGGTGGGTCCCAAAGAGATTGCCACATTGTTGCCACAATTGACCCCCACACACCCTTTGCGCATAGGGGTCCCACACAGTTTACCTTTATGCCTAGTTTTAGAGATAGATATGGTATAAAATACTTATAGCAATAAACAGAAGCCTAAAAAAATTCTGCACAAAATTTTATGAAACAAGAAATTATAGACAAGTTACCTCCTGACGTAAAAAAAGATTTCATGAAGTACGCTATAAAGCTTTCTGAAAAAAAAACCGAAAACAAAGTCAAATCTGATTTCCTTTCTTTTGTAAAACACGTATGGCCTGAATTCATAGAAGGTGATCATCACAAAAAAATTGCAGAAAAATTTAACCGTTTGGCAGAAGGTAAATTAAAAAGAATTATTATCAACATGCCACCGAGACATACCAAGTCAGAATTTAGTTCGTTTTTACTTCCTGCATGGATGGTTGGTCGTAAACCAGATCTTAAGATTATACAAACAACTCACACAACTGAATTAGCGATCCGCTTTGGACGAAAAGCTAAAAACTTAATTGATACACCCG